AAGGGCAACATTCTCATCTGCTCTGCTGATGTAGCATCTGCTCTGTCTATGGCTGGCGTTCTTGACTACTCTTCAGGCATCAACGGTGCTGTTGGAGGACTAGGACAAGTAGACGACAACTCTTCTACTCTTGTTGGAACCCTTAACGGAAGAATCAAGGTCTATGTTGACCCTTATTCTGCAAACGTAAGTGACAATCACTTCTATGTTTCTGGATACAAAGGATCATCTGCATACGATGCTGGATTATTCTACTGCCCTTACGTGCCTCTACAAATGGTCAGAGCCGTAGGTCAGGACACATTCCAACCAAAAATCGGGTTTAAGACTCGTTACGGAATGGTTGCTAACCCATTTGCTGAAGGTCTTACACAAGGTGTAGGTGCTCTAACAGCTAATGCTAACCGCTACTACAGACGTGTTAAGGTAACAAACCTAATGTAATATCGATATCGATATCAACACAGAGAGACCCTACGGGGTCTCTTTTTTTGTGCTAAGATACCTAAATATTAGATGTAGAGACAGGTACTAGCCATGAATGGCAGACTAAACAAGGTTCAGATGACAGACAGGTTGCTGAGACTTAAGCATGAGTTGGATGATAAGTGCACTCGTAATGAGATGGGTGAATGGGAATGTGAAGGTGCAAATAAATACCTTTACAAAGCAATGGACATACTGGACGAATTTTATATGTAGTGCTACAATGATCAGATGACGGAAGAAATGATAAAGCAGATCTCTTACACAAAGGAAGAGGTCGATATACTAATAGCAGATGCCTTAGAAGAAGCGAGAAAGATTGATGAGAAGTCGATGGCAGACCATAACTTCAAAGCAACCATCATCAGCATGATTCTAGGGTTTATTTGTCTTGCTTTATTCGTGGATGGTCTACTAAGAATCTTGGGTATTGTCCCTCCATTCATGGATTTAGATGTCAATGTAATAGATGATATAATAGAGAAGGTAGAGGATGATATATTACCACGAGCAATTACCGAAGTGCAGAAGTATAAAGGATATATACCAAGAATATAAATATGTTAAGCAAGGACTATAGACTTAGACTGTCCATCATTGCCTGTAAAACTAAACTTAACAGGCATGTCAGTCTAGAGGATAGAATTTGGGCTCAAAAACTAGTTGAGCATAACAACCATGCCAGGGGTATCTGGGAGAGAATGACGTATGACTACTTGGAACAAACAAATAGAGAATAGGAACTTCCTATCCCCAATAGGGTTCAGGTTTAGTCTTGCAAAATACCCAAAGGTTTCTTATTTCTGTCAGACTGCTAACATACCTAGCATGAATCTAAGTATTCAGCAGCAGTCCACACCATTTAGATCATTACCATTGGAAGGATTCATAGAGTATGATCCATTAAATCTATCATTCCTAGTAGATGAGAATTTAGAAAACTATTTAATACTACACAACTGGATACGTGCACTAGGTACTCCTGATAGTACTACTGAGAGAACAGAATTTACAAATAAGATGCAGCAGTTGTTTGGTAACAAGGATCTGTATGCTGATGCTACGTTGATGGTTATGAATAGTAACTTCCAACACAATTTTGACGTGGTGTTTGAAGACTTGATACCCATAGGGTTGAATGCATTAGAGTTTAATGCTACAGTAGATGGCACAGAGTATGCTACTGCAAGTGTATCATTCAGATACCTAGCATTCCAAATAAGAGCACCAGAAGAGACTAAACGTAATAAGCAGCTAGATTAAATGACATTACATTATGAGGAATGTCCTGCATTCCCAGTGAGGTTCTTCAAGTTTCATGCTTCTGAAGAACTAACCCATGCTACACTTGAAGAAGTAAAGAAGTTAGAATACCAGAGACGCAATGAACCTGCTGGTGTTGGGACAAGTACCTATCTACAGACTAGAGAGGAGTTTCTCCCTATCCATAAATGGTTTCAAGACTGTGTTGATTCCATTCATAAGAATGAAGGGTACCACTGCGACAGGTTAGTGGTAAATAAGTCGTGGGCTAATAGATCTGATGCTAAGACGGGAGATAGACATGACTTTCACCGTCACCCTATGAGTTATCTTAGTGGGATATTCTATCTTACTCATGGAGCACCTACTATATTCTTAGATCCTGTAAAGGATAGAGAGTGGGGACAATTCCATTTGGATGGGTACCCTGATAAGGATTGTAAACTATTCTCACACCTAGGTCCAGGTGGTCTGATGGTGTTTCCTAGTTATGTTATCCACGCATCGGAACCAAACATTGAGGATGTGGATAGATTTAGCATCGCTTTTAATACATTTCCTCAAGGGGAATTTGGTGGACCGTATGGATGTGATGTAACAGTTAATGCAGTAGGTGATTATCTATGAATCTTGAGAAAATTGAGGAGTTGTGGGCAAAGGATGCTGAAGCATTCTTCGATCACAGAGAGTTGCCAGAGTTGCTTGCCAACGATAGTATGGAGACACCTAGACTCCATGCGAAATACTTGCAACTATACAATGAATTTAAACTTATGATGTCTGATGCACAGACAAAGTATAAGAAGTTGTATAAAGATAAGTGGTTATATTATAATGGGAAGGCACCCTCCTCTGTGTATGCAGAGAAACCCTTTGACCTTAAGGTATTGAAGGGTGATCTTGAAATGTTCATCGATAGTGATGAAGATGTATGTAGATCTAAGCAGAAAATAGACTACCTAGAAACTTGTATAAATTCTATTGATAGGATACTTAAAGAGATCCATAATCGTGGGTTTGCTATTAAGAATACTATTGAAATTGTAAAGTATTATGGGATTCGATGACCACCATCACAAAGAAGAACGAGGTCTTCCTGAAGGTGGAGGCAGAACCTCATCTTCATAAAGAATTAAGTGAGCATTTTCAGTTTGAGGTGCCTGGTGCTAAGTATATGCCAGCAGTCAAACGAAGATACTGGGATGGAAAGATAAGATTGTATTCACCTGGTACTGGTGAGATATATGTTGGTCTATTTGATTACCTTACTGATTACCTAGAGCAGAAGGGGTATGATTATGAGGTTAACGACGATAAATATTATGGTAGACCAGATGAAGTAGAGGATTATGTCACACCTGAAGGCACAGCGGCTTTTGTTCGTGCTCTTAGGCTCCCCTTTAAAGCAAGAGATTACCAGCTTAAAGGAATTTACTCTGCGCTTAAATTTCGTCGCAAGCTTTTATTATCCCCCACGGGATCGGGCAAGTCATTAATAATATATGCATTGGTGCGTTGGCACCTATTAAAGGAGAGGGAGATATTAATTATTGTACCAACTGTGTCTCTAGTAGAGCAGTTGTCTAAAGATTTCCAAGACTATGGTTGGAATACCAATAAGATACATAAAATTAGTGCAGGAGAAGAGAAATATGTCAGTAATCCAGTCGTTATATCAACTTGGCAGTCTATCTATAAGGAACCCCGTAAGTTTTTTGAACGTTTTGATGTCATTATCGGGGATGAAGCACACCTTTATAAAGCTAAGTCACTCACGAGTATTCTTACTAAGTGCTATGGTGCGAAGTATAAGGTAGGGTTAACTGGTACTCTAGATGGTATGGAAGCACATCAACTAGTCCTTGAAGGATTGTTTGGTAGGGTTGATAGGGTAACTAAGACTGTAGAATTAATGAAGAAAGGACACCTGACACCACTAAAGGTGCGGGTTGTACTACTAAGACATGGATGGGTGCCCTTCGATCACTACCAACAGGAGATGGATTACCTCTGTATGCACACCAGACGTAGCAATTTCATCACTAATCTGGCACTAGATCTTAAAGGTAACACTCTTGTCCTCTTTAATTACATTGAGAAGCATGGTGAACCCTTGTGGGAAATGATAAATAATAAGGTAAGTAAAGATCGTAAGATCTTTTTCATACACGGTGGTGTTGATGCTGTTGAGAGAGAAGAAGCACGTACTATATGCGAGAGTGAAAAAGATGCTATAATATTGGCATCTTACGGAACCTTTTCCACTGGTATTAACATTCGTAATCTACACAATGTTATCTTTGCTTCACCTAGCAAGTCTAGAGTGAGGAATCTTCAGTCTATCGGAAGGGTATTGAGGAAGGGTGATAATAAAGCACAAGCAGTGTTGTATGACATTGCTGATGACTGCTCTAAAGATCACCAATACAACTACACTTTGAGACATCTTGCCGAGAGGATAAAGATTTACGAAGAAGAGAGTTTTGATTATGAAATAACAAAGGTTAATCTTAAGAGATGACAATTAATTATATTAGACACGAGCAAGAATTCTTTGGTGTTATTAAGATGAAGTCTGGTGAAACTATACTGGGCACCATGATTGCGACAGAGGAAGATGCTTCCCCAGGTACGACTGTGTTTTATATACAGGATCCTGCTACACCCCACAACAATCAAATTGAAAAGGATGGTCAGACTGGTATAGCAGTAGGACTACTTAAGTGGATGATGTTTTCTGATGAAGAATTCTACATGGTTAATGAAAATGATGTTGTTACAGTAGCACCTATGTCTATGGAGTCTGTTCTCATGTATAAAATGTGGGTCAGAAAAGAGAAGGGTGGTAACCATTCTGAGGTAGAGATTAAGATTAATAAGAATATGGGATTAGTTGGTAAAGTATCTAACTTTAGAGGTCAATTAGAAGACTTCTGGAAACGAACCAACTCCGTTGACAATAAGTAAATAATACTATACAATGTATACAGGTGAGATAATCATATGGCAGCACGAGTGGCACGTAAACAGAAACAACATTACGTTGACAACAAGAAATTTTTAGCTGAGATAACTAAGTATCGTGAGGCTGTAGATGACGCTCGTGCTTTAGACAAAGAGAAACCGAGAATCACACACTACCTTGCTGAATGTTTCTTAAAGATTGCAACGCACCTGTCATATAGACCTAACTTTATTAACTACATGTATAAAGAAGACATGATCTCTGATGGAGTAGAGAATTGTGTCCAGTATATTGATAACTTTGATCCTGCCAAGTCTAAGAATCCTTTTGCATATTTCACACAGATAATTTATTACGCATTCCTCAGACGTATTGCTAAAGAGAAGCGTCAGATGGATATAAGAGACAAATTAATAGAGAAGAGTGGGTATGAGCAGGTCTTCCACTCAGATAATAATGATGACCACTCCGAGATGAATAGCATCAAGGGTCGTATTGAAACTAATATGAGAAACTAATGAAGGATTTGTGGGCTGGTTATAGATCAGCAGTCTTTGATATGTTTCCTGACTTGGTTTTTGAATCTAACCATGCAACTTGGGAGAATAAGAAAGGTACTAAGTTAACTGCTGACCTATATTCAGGTCGGTATTTTATTAAGTCTAGGCACGTTGATATATGGGACGGAAAGAAACTTAATATTCACAACAACATCATCTATCCTAAGACTGGATCCAATGTTCCCTGCTTCGGTATGGACTTGATGGGATTCAGTGAGAAGAAAGTTATAATAGTATTTGATTTCCAGCATCCAGTAGAGAATTTCCTATTAAAGGTGCCACCATTACCTAAAGCAGAGGGTACCTATCGTTTCTTTGAACCAGGTAATCATTTCTCTGAGAATATATTTGTGAGATATTGTGAGGCAGACATGGTTGACACATATCTACCTACATTTAAGTATTATCTGTCTCTCTATAAGGAGATGATAGAAGAAGCAAAACCTACTGGTAATGATACCAGTTTGTATAGAGATTTTGATAGTTATATGATTAGATTAGATCCTATTTCAGGGTATCTAGGGGCTGCTTTCGGTAAGGAAGAGTCTGACAAATTGATTAAAGAATTCTTTTTTAGTTATGCCTGATTTAGTACAAGATATAGCTCTGTTACTAACCTATACTATACAGGATTTCCCTGATGTAGAGCCATTGGAGAGTCATTTCCCTGAAGTAAAGAAGGATGGGTTGATTATAAAGAATACGATGTATAAGTCACCTGTCTTAAGGAAGATGCATCTGGAGTTGGCAGAGATAGATGGGATGAAGATACTACACTCAGTGTTATTTCCAGATCCACACTACAAACTACCTATTTTTGGGTGTGATATTGTTGCTACTGAGAAGGCAGTGACTGCTGCTATTGTTGATGTGTCACCTGTGTATGGGGTAGATGATAAATTCTACAAGGAGATAGGAGATATCAGTAAGAATTTTAATTTCAAGGGAAGAAGACCACTCCCATTGTGGGGTGATGATATCTTCTCACCATTTTGTAAGTTTACACGTTTGAATGAAGACATAGATATGGCAAACTTCTATTGTCTTGTGCTAAACTACCTGTGTGTCTTCCGTGATGCTGCATTATCTGCTAAGAGAGATAGTTTCTGGGTTGATAACATGAAGAGACTGGATGATCAGGTATGGTACTGTGAAAGTCAGAAGAAGAATGATAAGACACGTGGTATACTAGAGAAATGGTTTGATAAGGAGTGGGCAGACATGTATATGAATGAGGTATTATTCGATGAACCAGCCATTAAGTAGATCTAGAGACAGCACTGTCCATAAACTATTCCATACACCTGTATATCAGGGTCATATAGATCCTCCTGAAGGTCTGCATGAAATGTTGCAAGAGAAGTATAAGAATTGTAACAAAGCAGCATGGGCGGCAGAGTCTAACCTTTCTACTGGTGAGTTAGCTATGGATCTCTATAAGGAACCCATCATGGTAGACCTTATAAACGTAATGATGGGTGCTGTGATAGAGTATTGGGATCAATGGTTGCACTTTGCACCTGCTCGGATAGAACCTACCTCATGTTGGTCTAACATACACCAGAAAGGTGACTGGACTGGAGAGCATTCACATTCCAGTGGTATGTATGGATGTCACATAGCATCTGTATACTATTTGGAGAAGGGTGAAGGTGGTGATATTCAGTTGTGTGATCCATTGGATTACATTCACAGACTCACCCCCCTGTTTAAAGACTGGAGAGAGCAGTTAATATCTGAGACCATTCCAGCTAAGACAGGAGACTTCCTATTATTTCCTGGTTGGATACGTCATCGCACAGAGTTTGCAACTGGACAAAGGCAAGCAATTAGTATAAACTTTAACGGAGACATTGTATGAAGGTACTTCTGATAACAGATCAGCATTTCGGAGTGAGGAATGATAATCAGCATTATGTTGATAGGTACCATAGGTTTTATACCGAGACAGTCTTACCAAAGATTGATGAAGAAGGTATCACAGAAGTATTATGTCTAGGTGATACGTTTGATAGAAGGAAGGGAGTTAACTTCTCATCCCTAGAGGCAGCCAAAGAGATGTGGTTTAGACCTCTGCAAGAGAGAGGTGTAAAAATGACCATGCTGCTAGGTAACCATGACATCTATTTCAAAAATACTCTCCGTGTTAATAGCCCTGAGCTTCTTCTTGGGGAGTTTGATAATATTGAGATCATTTATTGTCCAGGTGAGAGGGTTATCGGTGGGATAAAGATGCTGCTAGTACCATGGATCTGTGATGAAAACCGTATAGCATGTATGGAATCTATCAGGGATACTGATGCTAAGTATTGTATGGGTCATTTTGAATTGAATGGTTTCGATCCGATACCTGGTTTCACTATGGATCATGGTGATGACCCAAACCTATTGAAGAAGTTTAAGATGGTGTGCTCAGGTCACTTCCATTTTAAAAGCAGTAAATCAAATATCAGATACCTAGGTAACCCTTGTCAATTATATTGGAATGATTATGGGTCAGAAAGGGGGTTTCATATTCTAAATAATGGTGAGTTGGAATTTCATAAGAATCCATTTGATACATTCCGAAAGATATATTACAACGATGAGTTAAATTTAACACCAAAAGAAATTAAAGACCTTGACGGAATGTATGTGAAGGTTATAGTAGAGGATAAGAAGGATCAAGTTAAATTTGATAGCATAATCCGTAGACTACAGGCTGCTGATCTAGCAGACCTTAAGATCATTGAGGACATGTCATATGAATTGGATGATGTTGATGATGATATTGAAATTGAGGACACGTTGACTATACTAGAGCAATGTGTATCTGACTTTGAAAACAAAGAAGGTATATTTAAGATACTAAAATCACTATACACGGAGGCTGTAGAGGTTTAATGTTTGTACTGCTAGACAAAAAGACTGGTGGTGTGTATGCTGTAAGAGATGACAACCATACTGAACGTGTGGTGCAGATATTTCTTGACAGAGATGATGCAGTACGTTATTATCAGATGTTGAAAGCTGATAGCTATCCTAGAAAACTATCTGTCCAAGAGATAGAAGAGGATCAAGTGAAGGAAAACTGCACAATGCATGGATATGCATTCAGTTTCATCAGTCCTGATGACTTTGTTATACCACCACCCCAAGATTGAATGATCATATTTGAGAAGATTCGTTGGAAGAATTTCTTATCTACAGGAAACTCTTTCACAGAGGTGATTATTAATGATAATAAGTCCCACTTAGTAGTGGGTGCTAATGGCGCAGGGAAATCCACGATGTTGGATGCTCTGTGCTTTGGTTTGTTCAACAAACCTTTCCGTAAAATCACAAAATCACAGCTGGTTAACAGTATAAATGAAAGGGAGACTGTAGTAGAGATAGAATTTAAGGTTGGTGGAGTAAACTACAAACTTATTAGGGGGATCAAACCAAATGTATTTGAGATTTATAGAAACGGTAAACTACTTGATCAGGATGCTGCAACTAAGGACACCCAAAAGTACCTGGAACAGTCCATCATTAAGTTCAACTACAAGTCATTCACACAAGTTGTCATCCTTGGTTCATCCACATTTGTCCCATTCATGCAACTCAACGCTCCTATCAGGAGAGAAGTTATTGAAGATCTACTCGATATCCAGATCTTCTCAAGAATGAATAACATCCTTAAGGATCGCATGAAAGATGCTAGAGATATCCTTAAGGACTGTGATCATAAGTTAGCGATGTCAGAGAGGAGTCTGGCACTACAGCATAAGACCATCGATAACATGGAGAAGATGAGTGGTGCCCATAAAGATAAGATGCAGAAGAGAATAGGTGAGATAGACAGGCAGATACATGACAATCATGATGAGGTTGATGAATTCACTAAGAAGATCTCTCGATTGCAAGACATACAGACAGCGTATGATGACATGAAGGACATGAGGGTAAGGATCAAGGGCAATTTAGAGAAGGCAGAGAAGGATGTTAAGTTTTTATGGGAGAATGACACGTGTCCTACCTGCTCAAGACCACTAGATGAGAAACATATACTAGTTGATGAGGCAGCAGCGAGACAGGAGAAGTTTAGTAAGGGTCATGCTGTCATTACTGATGCACTTAACAGAGGAAATAAGCAGATAACAGAGTTAAAGGGGTATGCAGAGAGGATAAATGCTAATAATCATGAGATTAAGGCACTTCAGAAGGAAATGAATAAGTTGTTAGTGGATGTGAATGCAGAGACACCTAACATTGATGCTGAGAAAGAATTATTAAGGCAGTATGAGGAGAAACATTCGGCCATTTCATACGACTGTGCTGAAGTTAACAAGGATCATGACAATTTGAAGGTGGTTGGTACCTTATTGAAGGATTCTGGTATAAAAAGTAAGATCATTAGCAAATTCGTACCTGTTATTAACAAATCTATCAATAAATACTTACAGTCAATGGACTTCTTCATCAACTTCACCCTTGATGATGAGTTTAATGAAGTTATCAAGAGTAGATTCCGTGATGACTTCTCATATGCATCCTTTTCCGAGGGTGAGAAGCAAAAGATTGACCTAGCACTGCTCTTTACATGGAGAGACGTTGCTAAACTCAAGAATTCTGCTGCAACCAACCTCCTTATCCTTGATGAGGTGTTTGATTCCTCTCTGGATGACCAAGCAACTGATGAATTGATGAAGATTCTGAAGGGATTGGGTGAGAATGTTAATTTATTTGTCATTTCCCACAAAGGGGAGCTACTTGCTGATAAATTTGAGAAAACCCTCCGTTTCGATAAGGTCAATGATTTTTCCAAACTGGCAGCATCATAGTAAGAAGGATGCTAAACGGACGTTGAAACCTCAAGCACTGAGGTCCGCCCGTGAAAGACGCAGACACTTAAAGAAGTGTCTACTTGGACCCCCAAAGCACCCTAGGGGGTCTTATACTGTTCATATACACACGAGATCACATGCAACACCAAGAAGTTAAAGGTACTCTTGCTAAACTACTCGCCACTGAGAATCTAATTGTGGAGCATAGGGTAGTAGAGACAGCATCATTCGATGTTGACCGTAGAGTATTGGTACTTCCGATTTGGAATGTATCTGACAGAGTATATAATATGCTAGTGGGTCATGAGGTTGGTCACGCACTCTTCACACCCAACAAAGACTGGGGATCATTAACAATACCTAAGTCTTACATCAATATTACAGAGGATGCAAGGATAGAGAAACTAATGAAGAGAAAGTTTCCTGGTCTTGCTAAGGATTTCTTCAAAGGATACTCACAACTGAATGATCAGGACTTCTTTGACCTCCAAGACACAGAGATCAGTAAGTTAAATTTAATTGACAGAATTAATCTACACTATAAGGTTGGCTCATATGAATTGATCCCCTTTGATGACGCTGAGATACCCCTTAGAGACGCTACAGGTGCCACAGAAACCTTTGAAGAGGCAATCACCGTTGCTGAGGCAATTTATGAATATGAAAAGGCAAAGAAAGAGGACGAGAAAGTAGCGTCACTCGCTGGTAAAAAGGAAACTGAGGACATTAATATAGATGGTACTCCTGGTGAGAGTTCATCAGAGAATAGACAGGGTGAAGAAGGTGAGGGTGCACAAAGTAAGCAAGAGCAAGAGGAAGGAGAGGGTGAAGACTGGAATAGCATGTCTGATGATGAGTTATTAGAGGCACTTAAGAGTGGTGGTCAGGAAGCAGGTGATCTAGAGTCTAGGACTGACAAAGCACTAGCAGATAACTTAGCAGAGCAAGCAAGTAAGCAGGAGCAAGACCGTCCTAAGTATCTTGAGGTTGATAATGTAGACCTTAAGCACCACGTAATTGATTCTCATACAATTAATAAACTATCTCAGGAGTATTGGACTGGAAAGCAATTCACAGACCCTGAGAATGATTTCTATAGGACACTTGATTTCAGTGGTGTTGATTCTGAGTATCGTAAGTTTAAAAGAGAGTGCTCACGTGAGGTAAACTATCTCTCTAAAGAGTTTGAGATGAAGAAAGCAGCATCTGCATATGCTAGACAGCAAGTTGCAAAGACTGGTGTCCTTGATACTACTAAACTTCACACCTATAAGTTTAATGATGACATCTTTAAGAAGGTAACAGTGCAAAAGGATGGTAAGAATCATGGATTGATCTTCTTACTAGACTGGTCTGGATCAATGGCAGAGTATATCCATGACACATACAAGCAATTGCTTTCACTATGTTTCTTCTGTCGTAAATCAAACATTCCATTTGATGTTTATGCATTCGTGCAGGATGGTCAGTATTTCCCTGAGACACATAATAGAGATGACTGGAAGGGTCGTATCAATACATTCCATGTCCCAGATCATTTCTTCTTACTAAACTACTTAACCAGTAAGTTAAACAGTGCTAAGTTTGATCAGTATGCACGTGACTTGTGGAGAGTTACATACATGTATGAGTCACGTTATGGAATGATGAGGAAGAATTGGGACTGGACTAATCCTAATCCAATTCCTGACGCTATACCTTCTCACTTACAGTTGGGTGGCACTCCTTTGAATGAAGCAGTTGCATGTTTACAAACTATCATTCCAGAATTCCAAGGAAGGAATAAGGTTGAGAAGGTGCATGTATCTATCTTATCTGATGGTGAAGCAGCATACTCTGCTCAATGGGTAGAGACTGAGTGGAATGGTAAGAAACAGATTCATAGATCTTCTATCAGATATAATACATTCATTAGAGATAGAAAGTCTGGTAGGACATACAAACCTGCACACAGTCAGAATGGTAGTGGCACTACTAAGCAGTTACTACAATACCTTAAGGGTAAATTCCCTCAGTGTAACTTCTTAGGATTTAGAATCTGCACACCTCGTGATCTCTATAGGTATCTTGGTCAAGAGATTCCTTATGAGAAGCAGCACGTCTATAAGAATCAGTGGACTAGAAACAAGTCATGCTGTGCATCTATACTAGGATTCCAAGAGATATACTTCATGTCTTCTAAGAATTTGAATGTAGACACTGAGTTTGAACCTAAGTCTGACTCTAAGGCAGACATTAAGAGAGCATTCACCAAGTCTCTTAAGAATAAAGCAAACAATAAGAAGATATTATCTTCATTCATTGCACAGATAGCATGATCCTATTCAAGAAAGACCATTACAAAGTTAATGTTTCTTGGGATGATGTCATAAAGAAGCTAGATAGTGAGTTCACTGAGGGTTCTCACTATCTTCAAGTTTCTGGACCGCCATCAGAGTTTCATCCGAGAGTTGGCGTTGTATGTCATAACAATAATTTTCCTGGCAGTCTTGGTAATTTAGTGAGGTTAGTACAACCTGACCTTGAATCTAAATATGATTACTGTGACGTTGATGTGTACGTTTCATTTTGTAAAGATGCTTGTAGTCACGGTAGACACTGTGATGATAAGGATGTTTTAATTGTACAAGCAATAGGGAGAATGGAGTATGGATTTGATGATGGGAGAATATTTGTGTTGGATCCTGGCGATAGTATATTCATACCAGAAGGGGTATATCACACCCCTACTGTCCACAGTCCAAGAGCCACAGTTAGTTTTGGATTACTATGAATATATTCGCAGTAGATGAGGAGCCAGCACTAGCAGCATTCCAATTACCAGACAAATATGTTGTCAAGATGCCAGTAGAGACTGCACAGATCATTGCATTGGTCTTCTCTAAGTGGCATTGGAATGTAGGACCAGTATTTAAAGCAAATAATGAGGTCTATAACGTGGAGAAGGGTGCGTTTAGAAACCACCCATGCACTAAGTGGGCAGCAGAGAATGATGATAACTTGCAGTGGTTATTCCAGCATGGTATATCATTGTGTAATGAATATGAGTCTAGGTATGGTAAGAAACATGCATGTGAGAGGAGTATAAGACTCGCTGCTCTGTCTCAGATGGCAAATGGATGTCCTGAGAAACATACACCCTTTGTTAGAGCAATGCCTGACCAGTTAAAGTATCGTGATGACATTGATACTGTCACTGCATACAGGATGTACCTCAGCACTAAGCCATGGGTCTTAGATAATTACCGTGTGCCAGAGAACAAACCGTCATGGTTACCTGCACAACCCCTTGATCTAGGGTTATAATAAGTGTATACAAAACAAAAACATCAATGCCTGTAAAAGTTAACGTCACTACTGAAGACATTAGAGACTACCTAGTAGGGGAATTCGGGGTAAACGTTAAGACACCTGAATTGCTTAATGCATGTGACCACTTCGGTCTTGCATACCAAACAGTATCAAAATACATCAACAAATTTAAAGTTAAAAGAGGGGTCTGGGATCTAACAGTGGCCGAAGCGAAGAAGCAACTGGAGAAGACAGTATCCTTAGTAGCAACCGAGGTTAAGTCATTGGTACCAGAAAAAGATAATCACTTCGTTCCTTTCGGTAACTTCAACGATCTTAAGAAAGTCTTAACATCTAAGGTTTTCTATCCGATCTTTATCACTGGTCTATCTGGTAACGGTAAGACCTTTGGTGTAGAGCAAGCCTGTGCTCAGGCAAAGAGGGATCTTATCCGTGTAAACATTACTGTGGAGACTGATGAAGACGATCTTATTGGGGGGTTTCGCCTTGTGGATGGCAACACAGTTTGGCATAATGGACCTGTCATTGAAGCACTCCAGAGAGGAGCTGTCTTGCTACTCGACGAAATTGACTTGGCGAGTAACAAAATACTCTGCCTCCAATCCATACTTGAAGGCAACGGTGTGTTCCTAAAGAAGGTAGGACGTTATGTCAGACCTGCTGAAGGATTTACAGTGGTTGCAACTGCCAACACTAAGGGTAAAGGATCCGAGGACGGACGATTCATAGGTACAAATGTATTAAATGAAGCATTCCTAGAGAGATTTCCAATCACCCTTGAGCAAGAGTATCCTTCTGCTAAGACAGAGATCAGAATGCTTAATAACTATTGTAAGGAATTGGATTGCTGCGATGATAAATACATTGCCAACCTAACTACATGGGCAGAGATTATCAGGAAGACCTTCGCTGACGGTGGCACTGATGAAGTTATCTCTACACGTAGATTAGTGCATATCATTCGTGCTTATGCTATCTTTAGTGATAGGGTAAAGGCAATCAAGGTGTGTCTGAATCGTTTTGATGACGAGACAAAGCAGTCATTCTTAGAATTATATGATAAGATAGACAATGAGGTGGACATCGAGAACCTTGACACGGTACTAGCAAACTGATATGATACCAGTATGAAATACAGAGAAGATGATACGATCAAGGTGGTGCAGGATTATATATCCAGCACCTACCGATCACATTACTCCAATGAGGAGAAGGGGGTCCAAACTTTAGACCTCCTTGAGGCGATAGGATCAGCAGAGCACTTCTGTCAGTCCAACATCATTAAGTATGCATCTCGCTACAAGAAGAAGAGTCAGCATAAGAGTGACGTGCTAAAAATCATTCACTATGCTATACTATTATATTACTTCTCAGGTACCTCATACCCAGATGATAAAGAAGTCCCACCACCCACTCCAGCAGAATTTATAGACTATGACTAATAGCAGTATACCAAAGGGCATCCAGCAAGGATCTGGTCCTGATAAAGATTTTAAGACTAACATCCAACTGAGTAAAGCTACGATTGATATACTTCGTAACTTCAGTAACATTAATAAGTCTGTGCTTATTGAACCTGGTAAGTTTATACAAACCATGTCTGTCAATAAGAATATTATTGCTCAGTCACAGATACTTGAGTTTATTCCTGAGCAGATGGCGATCTATGATCTACCATTATTCTTAGGAGCACTGTCTCTATTCAAGAAGCCATGGTTATTCTTCCCAGATAAGAAGAAGGTAATCATTTATGATGAGGAGACTAAAGGTAAGACTACCTTCTACTATAGTGATCCTGAGATTATTGTAACTGCACCAGAGTTTAATCCTAATCTACCTGATGTGGAGTTGATGTTTGACCTACCACAGACTGACATCGTTCAGTTGATGCAGGCTGCTAAGGTATATGGTGTTGAGGATCTATGTATTAATGGTTACAAGGGTGACTATAGTATCTGTGTAAGGGACAAGAAGAATACTACTTCTAATGTATTCTCACTACCTCTTAAGAAGGTTAACTTCAATCAGGGTGCTGATGATCACAATAGTGAACCTTATAAACTGACTCCAGAGCGTCAGACATTCTGCTTCTGTTTCAAGGTAGAGAATCTTAAGTTGATTGATGCAACTTATCACGTGACAATTAGCAATAAAAACATTGCTAACTTCAATTCACTGTCACATAGTAACCTTAACTACTTTATAGCACTGGAGCCTAAGTAATGTTTTTATGGGTAGAAAAGTATCGACCAAAGACAATCGAAGAATGCATACTACCCGAAGATACTAAGACAGTATTCAAAGGATTCCTAGAGCAAGGGGAGATTCCAAACCTCTTGCTCGCTGGATCTGCGGGAGTAGGTAAAACCACAATTGCTAAGGCATTATGTGACGAGTTGGGAGCAGATAGTTATGTCATTAATGGGTCTGATGAAGGTAGATTCCTGGACACTGTACGCAATCAGGCAAAGACCTTTGCTTCTACTGTTTCTCTTACATCTGAAGCAAGTCATAAGGTTATCATTGTGGATGAAGCAGATAATACAACGCCAGATGTCCAACTATTACTACGTGCGTCGATTGAGGAGTTTCAAAAGAACTGCAGGTTCATATTCACGTGTAACTATAAGAATAAGATCATAGCACCATTGCATAGTAGGTGCTCAGTAGTTGATTTTGGTATTAAAAAGGATAAGCAGAAGATTGCTGGTGCATTCTTCAAGAGAGTGTGTGAGATCCTCACGAAGGAGAGTGTTAAGTATGAAGATAAGGTAGTAGCAGAGGTAGTAACAAAGTATTTTCCAGATTTTCGTAGGACTCTTAATGAATTGCAGAGATACTCTGCTACAGGTGCTATAGATGCTGGTATATTATCTTCTGGTCAGGAGTTTAGTGTAGAGAAAGTAGTGGGTCACCTTCGTAAGAAGGAGTTTACTAACATGAAGAAGTGGGTTGCTCAGAATATGGACAACGAACCACAAGTTGTCATGAGGAAGATATATGATAACCTTTATAACTATTTTGATCCCAAGTCTATCCCTGAAGCAGTGTTGATCATCTCTGAGTATCAATACAAGTCTTCCTTCGTAGTAGATCAGGAGATAAACTTGGTTGCATTTATGACAGAGTTAATGATGAGATGTGATTACAGATGAGACAGGAATATCAGACACAACCTATGTTTCCTATCAGGTGCTTTAGTTTTAAGGCACCTGTTGGTCTGACTAAGGATACTCTAGCGAAAGCAGAGAAGATGGCATATAAAAACTATAATGCTGAGTATGGTGTTGGTACCACGTCTGACATATGTAACAACCCTATCTTTAAGGAGTTGCATGTGTGGTTTCAAAGTTGTATTGATACATTACATGCTGACAATGCCTGGAGTTGTGATAGACTAGTAGTTAATAAGTCTTGGATCAATAGATCCGATGCTGAGAGTGGTCATCATCACGCACCACACCGACATCCAATGTCATTCTTAAGTGCGATATTCTATCTCACACCAGGACCAGTAACAATCTTTGCTGATCCATTAGCACAGAGGGAGTGGGCACAGTTTCATTTAGATGGTGCACCTATAAGTGATTCCACACAGTATATTACACCTATACCAGGTGGACTATTCATATTCCCTAGTTATATGATTCATTCTTCTGATCCTAACTATAGTTATCATAATAGATTCAGTATCGCCTTCAATACATTCCCTCAAGGGTCAGTTAATGTAGGTGGATGGGATCAATCTATGGTTAATGTAAAGGTAGAGGAGGCATGGGATGATCTAGGTCCATTAGATTTAAACAAGTATAAGAAGTAATGCCAGTCTGGGAAGCAAGCAACGAATTGAATCTATTCCCTGTTAAGATCAGGGAGTATCGTAAACCTGAAGATGATATACACAAGCATCTCATGGAGTTTTTTGAGACGTACCCTCAACAACTATCTAACTTTCCAGAGGGTGTTATTACTAGTAGACCAGATCTACACAAGTGTGACAACGAAGATGTCCGTAATTTGATGGGATGGTTTCGTGCATGTCTTGATGAGTATCATAATCAGTATCAACTATACTGTGATAATCTTGAGATCAGTGCCTGTTGGTTCAATAAAGCACCTGCTCAGAGTGGGGTTGGTCACCCACTCCATAGACACCCTATGTCCTATGTGAGTGCTGTATATTATATTACAGAAGGAGCACCCACTGCCTTCGATGATCCCTGCACACCTAGAGTATATGATACACTAGAGTTACATCAGCAGGAGAAGATGGCCGACCCGTGGGGTATCTGTGAGACAGTCTCAGCAGAGCCAGGTAAGTTAATTATCTTTCCATCATGGTTAAGACACTTCTCTGGTAGACATCTAGAAGATTTTGATAGATGGACTATTAGTTTCAATGCATTTCCAAATGGCAAGTGCAACACAGGGCCATTCCAAATGCCACAATTAGAGGTTAAAGTATTATGAAGTATTTGAAGACACCATTGAGATATCCAGGCGGTAAGTCTAGGGTTGCTAAAGATTTTATTCCTAGATTCCCCACTGATATCAGTGAGTATCGTGAGCCATTCTTAGGTGGTGGATCAGTAGCACTTCTATTCAGTCAGATGTTCCCTGACATACCAGTGTGGGTCAACGATAAATATGTTTACCTCTATAACTTCTGGGTACATCTCCAGAAGGATGGGAAGAAATTATCAGATGATCTAGTCAGTATTAAAACAGATCATTCGACAGAGGATAAGGCCAAAGAGTTATTCAAAGATGCCAAAGACAAAATACACAAAGAGGATCCTTATACTCAAGCTGTTCTTTTTTGGGTTCTTAATAAGTGTAGTTATAGCGGACTTACCGAGAATAGTTCCTTCTCTGCAACAGCATCTAGACAGAATTTTACAATTAAAGGTGCCAGAAACCTCCTTAATATTTCCGATATAATACAACCGTGGAAGATAACTAACCTAGATTATAGTGAGGTCATGCAAGCAGATGGTGACAAGGTGTTTCTTTTCTTAGATCCACCATATAAGATAGGTACATACCTATACGGTAGTAACGCTGAGTTGCATAAGAATTTTAAGCATGAAGATTTCCACGAGAGTTGCAATCTATGTAAGCATGATTGGTTTGTCACTTATAATAATGATGATGACCTGAAAGAAATGTATAAGGACTACCATCAGGAAGAGTTTAAGATTACATATGGCATGAAGCATAGGCCAGACAACAAACTAAAGAAAGAATTGTTAGTAGTTAACTACGACATGAACGCAACACCATTGGAGGCATTGTATGCATGAGTATCCGCTAAAGGATTACCTCAACAGTATCAATCTAAAGCAGGGTGATCTCTCAAAGGATGAGAGAGCAATGAAAAAATACCCTGCTTTTGTTGTGAACAAGTGTCTATCCTCCTTCATTGACACTGTGATGCACTCTAATGAGATGAATGCATCTTCACATTTAGATAATGATCTTCAGTATGAATATTATATACATAGTGTTAGGAAATCGAAGAGATTTTCTCCTTGGGATAAGAAGTCTAAAGACTGTGACCTTGACTTAGTGAAAAGATACTATGGTTATAACACTGAGAAAGCTCGACAAGCAATGAGAATTTTGACTAGGGAGCAACTTGAAGTTATTAAATCTAAATTAGATACTGGAGGAAGACAATGAGTGATGAGATCTCGTGGTCTCAAGACATGATGTTAGAAGTTACCCTAAAGGAACCCGATGACTTTCTCAAAGTGAGAGAGACATTGACTCGTATAGGTGTAGCGTCTAGAAAAGAGCGTAAACTCTATCAGTCTTGTCACATTCTACATAAACGTGGTAAGTATTACATAGTTCATTTCAAAGAACTATTTGCATTGGATGGTAAACCTACCAACATAACCCCTAATGATGTGCAACGTCGCAATCGTATCGCTAAACTATTATCTGACTGGGGCCTAATAGATATTAGTAGTGAGCCAGAAGACTTAGCACCTCTTAACCAAATAAAAGTATTGTCCTTTAAGGACAAAGGTGAGTGGACTTTAGAATCCAAATATAACATTGGTAAAAAGAAAACACCACAGGAGGTGAGTTAGTATGGCTGAAGAAGAGAAGAAAAAAGAAGAGGACTTGACAAAGAAGGGAGTCTTTGGTAAAATAAAGGACAAGATACTTCCAGATGAGGAAGAGCAAGCAGCACTACTGTCTAGTATGGTGAGGCTTGGCGTTCTTGTGTGGTCGGGTGGAATATTGACTCTTAATTATGTTGCTATTCCAGGCATACCACAACAAAAAATAGATCCTACATTTATAGCTTCAGTTTTTACTGGAGTTTTAGCTAGCTTCGGGATTCAGACCGCTTCTAAGAAGGGGGATGGTACCATGAAGATGAATGGTAACGGCAACGGTGGTGGAGGTAACGGTGGCGGTAACGCTGGTGGACCTGTCCAGACTCTAAGGATTGAGCAAGCTCCCTTAAAGATTATTGCTGTGGATCCTAGTAAGAAAGATGAAAAACCTTATACCCTTTAAAGAAAATGTGTCAAAAAGTAATTAATGTCGTTGCTATTGCGTCTGGCGTTATATCTCTTGCCGTTGTTGGCGTTGGTGGTTACGTTTATGTTAACCAAGACTCCATCATAGAGTCAGTTAAAGAGAAAGCATTAGGATCACTTGGTGGTGGTCTTGGCGGTGCCCTTAGTGGCGGTCTAGCACTACCTGATCCAGCACCTAGTGCACCAGCACAATCACTACCTGCTTCACCGTTTTAATTAACGCAATTTTGTTATGTTTCAGAAACTTAAGTCACCAATGGAGACAGAATTCACTGGTGACTATTCTGCGTTCAAAGAATTAGTATTAGGACCAGACTTCGGTTGGTCATATAACGATCAGGCAACCCCAGGGTATACTGAGCACGTTAAGAGGACAGTAGCAGAGAATAAAAGGAAGTTAGATGAAGGAAATAGGACAGAAGCACTGAGTGCTGCTGATGAATTAATCAAAGAGAATACTCAACGTGCTGACTATCATATCAATGTCCAGAAGAATGGAGACTTAGCATTCTATTCTCATGGGTTTCTACAGGGACCAAGTCCCATGCATAAGATGTATTCCAATGCTAATTCGGAGTACTTACCGCACGTTACTCAAGTTGTAGGACAGATCTTCGAGATAAATAATATTAGTCCCCAGTGTGTCTACCGTATCAATGCCAATGCAGTTCATCCTGTTGAAGGTAATGTATTAACGGTACCTCATTATGATCATGAGTTTCCTCATAAAAATCTATTGATATATCTTACCGATGTAGGTGGAGATACAATATGTTTCGATGAGCATGGGAAGAAACACACATACACCCCTGAAGAGGATGATGTCGTAGTCTTTGATGGATTACATTGTATGATACCACCTAAGAAGGGACGACGTGTCGTTATAATAACAACCTACCTAGACTAATGGACGTACAAAAAATAACCACAAGTGTAACCGCAGCAGCAGTAATAGGTACTGGTGCTACTATGGGTGGTGGTACTATAATTGATAACGTTAAGGGTGGTCCTGAGAGGAGAGCCACTGCTGAGGAGGTTAGACTACGTGAGATCATTAGAGAAGAATTATACCTACAGTTAGTCAACGCATGGCCGACTACTAGTGGCCCAGTTAAGGGGACACCAGCACCTAAAAACTATAAGACCCAAATACCTAAGAAGTAATATGTCAGATCTACTCTTCCATGTATACGACAAGCATAACGATGTTGTTGTGCATAGTCTGAGGGTGGATGAGTTGGAAAAGATGTTAAGAGAAGAGATTATAAGCACACAAAAGCATGATATTGTACCTGTCTGGGAACCACCATATGATGAAGCTTCTTATTGACTAAATAGATTCAGTTTGTACAAAGATAATGACAAGTATTATTGACCCAAAAGAATTTACAGACGTGGTGACCGAATTGAGGTCATTTTTTTTGTCTAAAAATTTTTATGAGGTGCACACCCAGAATAGATTAAGTATCCTTGCTGCCTGTGAAGATCCAGAAACAGTAGCAGTATATAATTACGGTGGTAATGTGTGGCCCCTACCTCAGACAGGTCAGATGTGGTTAGAATATGAATTGTTAAACAACCCCAAAGCAGAGGGGTTTTTCTGTGTCTCCACGTCGTATAGGGCAGAGCCTAACCCAGTACCAGGTAGACATGAAACCATCTTCCCCATGTTTGAGTTTGAAATGAAGGGTGGTGTGAAGGAACTGGAAGATATGGAGAAAGAATTGTGTGAATGGTTAGGTATCCCATTGAGTCTATCTAACATTAAGACCTATGCTGAGTGGGGTGACAAGTATAAGGTGAAGGAACTTGATCATGGTCATGAGTCTGCTATCAAAAGAGGTATGATTACTGACTTCCCTGAATGGACATCACCATTCTGGAACATGGCAAGGAATGATGATGGTACCAGTAGGAAGATAGATGTCATCCTAGGTGGTATGGAGACCATAGGTAGTGCCGAACGTAGCACCAATGTAGATGAGATGAGAACCACCTTCCATACTATCTCTGATGGTGGGTATGCTCAGTTACTCTATAGAAAATTTGGCAAAGAAAGAGTCGAAGCAGAACTAGATGAGTTCTTAGACTTCGACTTCTTCCCTCGCAGTGGGGGTGGAATAGGTATCACTCGTCTGATATCAGCCCTGAAATAGGGCTTCAATGTGAGGTGACGAAACTGGTAAACGTGGCAAGCTGTTTCCTTGCTGATTCCTTTGCGGGGGTCTTGGTGGTTCGACTCCACCCCTCACAGTTAAATAACTATATAGTGCATGACGATACCTCATATTGCACTACCAGAATCAAGTGTACCTATAATCCATGTTAATGGGACAGGTATACCTTTGATACGTACTAATTATATGAGGCAACCTAATATACGACCATTAGGTAATGTATATGTGGCTGATTTACGTGGTTGGATGGTAGCACCACCAACAACTAATGGAATAGATCCACCAGTAGTAATATATGCAGGTACACCTATCGTTGATATGCCTGGTTGTGTTGCCATACACAAAGAGAATTTAAAGAATAGATCACGCAATAAGATGCTGGTCAATGATGACCCTAAAGGTAACGTGGTCTTATGTGATGCAGGTATGCCATACTACCAGCCACCTAACTACGATGCTAGATCATTAACATGGGAGACCATTACACCTGATCAACCAGAGCAAGACGAGGGTGTAGATACAGGTGATCCAGATCTAAGCACACCAGAGACACCAGAAGCACCTGATACATCTCAACCCTCTGGAGAGATAGAATGTCCTCCACCTAATGCCAGACGTATAGGTGACAGGAATCAGAAGGGTGATGAGCAAGTTAAAGAATATAAACTAACACCTGACGGTAAAATCTGTGAGACTATCTGGGAGCCTGTACCAGCAGTGGAACAATTCCTCCCATCAGCAGGTGTTGTAACAACCACTGCAACCATTGCTACTGTGGCAACTGCATCTGCCCTATTTGCCAAACCCCTAGCAGATCTTTTGCTGAAGGCTGTGAAGCCTGTGATAAAGAAGGTGATGGACGCTGTAAAGAAGAAACTGGGGAAAGTTGAACGCCGTCCGAGTTTATCTGAGAAGAGGACTCTTGATTATCGGGAGAAACGGGGACTACCTCCTCTGAAGAAGCCGAAGAAGAAGGGTTAACCCAAGTAGGTTTAGGTAACTGATGCTCATGCGGTACCAGAGTACCACCTGGTGCTGTTACTACAACGTCAGCACATACACTATGGTATGGAGATGCTGGATGGAACATGATGCCAGCTTTCTTGAGCTCACCACAGTTTTTGAGACGAGCCAACTCGAAGTCTAATCTCTTGTTAGATACTAACTGAGTTTGCATAGCAATCTGTTGAGCAGCAGCCTCATGGCACTGCTTAACTAACTTCCTGTTCAGGGGTATTGATAGTGTTGCAGAGAGACCAGCGTTGAATGACTGGTTAGCAGACATGTCAGTCCTTATTGGTTTGTACCACGTAGGTGTCATGGTACCACCACTATTAACTACGTCAGGCACACCATCAGCACCGTCTATATCCATCTCGATCTGCATGTCTTCACCATCTGGGAACCATCTAGTCCCATCTGCTTTAGTCCTTGTGTCATACCAATCTTCCCAAGGATAGTTTTTAACTGTGACTGTCTGTTTGGTAGTCTTACCTGTAGTATCAGTCATGTTATATTGTGGTTCATTATAAAAATCGACCCAAGGATCTTTCCGAGAGTCGGCAAACTGCACGTAGGGAGTTAGGTTAAAGGTACTACCCTGACACTGCACACCACCACCATAGGTGTTGGTTATGTATGGACCTTGTAAAACTTGTATTGCCTGGTTCGTTACTGAGCCAGAAGAGTTCGCAATCGGGTTCGCTGTTGCACTAACACCACCAACACCTTCTGCTCTTGAGGGTAAGCATTGGACACTGAGAAGTGCTGCAATTACTGGGTAAACGTACTTGTTGTGTCGGTCACGCTTTTTACGGTGGTGACTCTTTGTATCAGGGTTTGGTTGGTCATACCTGGTCCTTGATAACTCTGTACGAATTGAAAGGCATCCCCTGGAGTCGTTATCGTGAACGCTCCGTTGTTGCTGAAGTCCAGATTGTCGAATGAAGAGGTTACGGTACCAGTTATGGCACCTTCTCCCGATCCCACCGACGGTGCTACTGTCACGGTTGATGTATTCACGTTGGGGTTGAGTGCTTCTCCGTCGTTGGATATGCCTACCCCTGACACTGTATATTCCCATCCTGTTCTAAAATCAATTGAGTTAATCGTCTCTGTTATGGTAGACTCCGTTTCCGTATGGCTCGTCATAGAACCTTGTTGGAAGTTTGGTACCACGGGGACTGCATGAGCAGCAGTGCCCCCGAAACTAAGCAGTAGTAGTACTAAAACTCGTTTCATTATGTAGCATCCTAGCGTATGGTTACTTCTGTAACAAACTGTCCCGTAGCCGAAGTGCCAGCCCCACCAGCTGTTATCGCCATAGCACCTGCTGAAGTTATGGTACCAGCCAAGGAACCAGCACTACCAGGGGCAGTCGATACTATGTTGGAGTAACCTTGTACGTCTCCTACGTCAGCAGCAGTAGTAACTATGGAGTCACCTAATGAGACTGACTGAGTAAATGAGTATGCATTTCCTTGAGTTGTCTGTGCTGCATCAGGTAGAGCAAATGTAGCTGCTCCTGATGTGGCAACAGATTGTATACCACCTAGGTCACTAGTGGCACTACCACCTGACGGTGTAATTGTTGTTGAGACACCAGATCCACTGGTACTATATGTATTTGCTGACCGTGAAACCTGTGTATAACCCGCATCCACTTGGAGTTGTGTCGAGCTACTAAGTCTATGAGTCAGATCGGCACGTGCTGCGGTGCCACTCATCAAAATCATTCCAAAAAGCAATATTGCTTTTTTCATTATTCCTAAGTAGAAGTACTTCTATTTAGCAATTAAGACATGTAACGAATGTACTACTTCGGATACCACTACATGTAGTTTTCCACAGGTGTGCTATAAATAGATGTGGTTGCCTTCGGGGACCACACAATACAAACTCGCTCAATGGAGGAGCTATCATGTCTAAGATACAGAGATACCGTGCAGCTGATTTACCACAGCTGATGGATAAGATTTTTACTAACTCGTTAGGGTTGGATGATTACTTCGAGAACTTCAATGCATTAGAAGCTCAGAATTATCCACCCTTTAATATTGTACACATAAACAATCACGAGTCTAGGTTGGAGGTTGCACTAGCAGGATTTAAGAAGGAGGAAGTTAATGTCTACACCGAGTATGGAAAACTCCATGTCGAGGGCACTAAAGATACCCCTGACGAAGAGGAGACGTTTATCCACAGAGGATTGGCGAAGAGAAGTTTCCAGAGGGCATGGACAATCGCAGAAGACACCCACGTCACAGACGTTACCTTCGATAACGGACTCCTCGTTGTCAAGTTAGGTAAGGTGATACCAGAGCATCATGCTAGGAAGGATTATCTCTCATAGATATTAGAGATGTCATTCAACTATGAAGACTGGAGATGCACTAGGGCACCCCCTTTTCCTTATGCCAGTGATGCTACTGGGAATAATAGCCCTGATCGAGGGGCTTCATACCTCTGCTCACCTACACATGAAGATAGATGCTAACGCATACTGTAGAAATAATGCTGAGTGGGTAGAGAAAAATACAAGTGGTGAATACTAACATATATAATACACAATAGAAGAGACCCCAAGGGTCTCTTTTTGTTTGGAGATCACCATGAACATGTATGTAAATCTGTGTCCTGCCATGAGCGAGAAGAAGGACACCTTGACAGTTGACATCCCACCAGAGTATACTGATGAGTTCAACCAGATGGTACACATCCTCGCTGAAGAAAAGAATATCACTGCTCGACGTGCTTTCGTTGATATGGTGAAGTTTACCTTTGATAACTTAATGGAGAAAGACTATGAGCGTAAAGGTCGTAAGAATGCAAAACGGAGAGGACGTAGTAGCTGACGTAAAGGAGATCCGTCCTGAGTCAGGTAAGTCTGCCATTGCATATGAGTTTATCGATGCTTTCGTTGTGCAACTTCTTAGATCAACTGAGGATATGTTTAATGAAGAGGTTGAGGTACCGATGGATGAGTTGGGTAACATTCAATTAGAATTTTTTCCTTGGTCACCATTGGCAACAGGCCGAAACATTGTTACACTGTATTCAGTGGTAGCAATCTCTGATCCTCATACTAATGTAATAGAGGGTTGGCAGACGGCAATAGAGAAGTACAAATCATTAACTAAAGACGATGCTAAAATTGATCATACTCAAACACCACCCGACAACCTATTTGTTGGGGAAGATAACGGAGATGGATGAGGAGCCTAGTCTTCTTATTGAGAATTGTTACTATGTGACACCAGAGGGTAACCTTGAGGAGTATCCTTTACATAGCAGTCAACGTGACATCTTCTTGACATCTGACGATGTTATGACTATGATGGATCCATCCTTGACGGTAACCAAGTTGTACGAGACAGCAATCAGTGAGTAGTTTCTATACTAACCTTTGTTTATTGGGTGATGACATCCTATACCGTGGGTATGAGGATGGAGAACCTGTGCAGTATAGAGAGAAGTCAAAGCCAGTAATGTATCTGGTACCTGATGCTCAATCAAAACCTTCCAAGTATAAAACTCTGGATGGTAGGAAGGCATACCCGAAGCAATTCGACGGTGCTAGAGAGGCACGTGACTTCCTTAGACAGTATGAGAATGCTGCTGGTCTAGAGGTGCATGGGTATGAGAGATTCTTGTACCAACATGTTGCTCAGAAGTTTCCTTCTGATGTAGATTATGACATGACCAAGATGAAGATCTATACGATTGACATTGAGGTCGCATGTGAGAATGGTTTCCCTGATGTAGAAGCATCTGCTGAGGAGATGCTATGCATTACCATTAAGGATTTCAATAGTAAGAAGATTGTCACGTGGGGTACACGTGAGTATACATCTAAGCATGAGTATCGTGTCTTCTGGACTGAGGCAGAGATGCTTGAGGACTTTGTAGGATGGTGGGTAAAGAATACCCCTGATATTATTACAGGATGGAACTGTAACCTCTATGACATACCTTATATCTGTCGTAGGATAGAGAGAATACTAGGAGAGAAGTGGAAGAAGTCTCTGTCACCTTGGAAGAGGGTATATGACAGGGAGATTGTCATTCAAGGACGTAAGAATATTGCGTATGAGATTACAGGTGTAAATATACTTGACTATCTTGACCTTTATAAGAAGTTTACTTACACCAACCAAGAGTCTTATAGACTAGACCATATAGCTATGGTAGAATTGGATGATGCTAAGTTAGATCACTCACAGTATGAAAACTTTAAAGATTTCTATACTAATGACTGGGATCGCTTTGTAGAATACAACATACATGACGTTGATCTTGTTGACCGTCTGGAAGATAAGATGAAACTCGTTGAGTTGTGTGTCGCTATGGCATATGATGCTAAGGTTAATTTCACAGACGTGTATTCACAGGTGAGAGTCTGGGACACACTGATATATAATGACCTTAGTAAGATCAATGTAGTAGTCCCACCGAAAAGTAAAACAAAGAAAGATGACAAATACGCAGGAGCATATGTCAAGGAACCAGTCCCTGGCATCTATGATTGGGTGGTCAGTTTTGACCTTAACAGTCTGTACCCTCACCTTATCATGCAGTACAACATCTCCCCAGAAACCCTCTGTGATAGAAGACACGCCACTGCCACAGTTGAAGGACTGCTCAACAGAAAAGTTAGGATCGATGGAGATTTTGCAGTGTGTGCCAATGGAGCACAATATCGTAAAGACATCCACGGATTCCTTCCTCAAATGATGCAACGCATCTATGATGAGAGGACAATATATAAAAAGAAGATGCTTAAGGCTAAGCAAGAGTATGAAACCAACCCAACCGACCAACTCAGAAGAGACATTGCTAAGTTTAATAATGTCCAGATGGCAAGAAAGATCCAACTTAACTCTGCCTATGGTGCAATCGGTAACCAATACTTCAGGTATTACAATCTTGCGAACGCTGAAGCGATTACCCTCAGTGGACAAGTCGCAATCCGATGGATCGAAAACAAAGTAAACATTTATTTAAACAAAGTATTAAACACAGAGGAGAAAGATTATGTCATTGCTAGTGATACCGATTCTATTTACCTTAATCTTGGTCCTCTGGTACAAGCTGTATTCCCCAGTGGAGAGAAGGACGATCAGAGTACACTTAGTTTCCTTAAAAAGGTGTGCGATGTGGAACTTGATCGCTATATTGAGGGTGCTTATGAAGAAATGGCAACCTATGTAAACGCATATGATCAGAAGATGGTCATGAAGCGTGAGAATATAGCAAACAAAGGTATATGGACAGCGAAGAAGAGATATATTTTAAACGTATGGAATAGTGAGGGTGTCCAGTATGAGAAACCTAAACTAAAGATGATGGGTATAGAGGCAGTGAAGTCTTCTACACCTGCACCATGTCGTACTGCTATTAAGGAAGCACTTAACGTCATCATGACTGGTAGTGAGCAAGCAACTCAGAAATATATTGCAGACTTCCGAAAGAAATTTGAAGCAATGACCCCAGAGGAAGTAGCATTCCCACGTGGTTGTAATAATATAGCAAAGAATACATCCACTGCTACCATATATGGTAAGGGATGTCCCATGCATGTCAGAGGTGCTCTATTATATAACTTCTACATTAAGAAGAGGAAGTTACATCATAAGTATCCAATCATACAAGAGGGTGAGAAGATCAAATACATACATCTTCGGACACCTAATAAGATTAATGAGAATATAATCTCATTCTTCCAGACTCTTCCATCAGAATTTGGGCTTGACGAATCCATCGACTATGACCTACAATTTGAGAAGAGTTTCCTTGCTCCCTTGAAAGCTATCCTTGATACAATAGGTTGGAAGGCAGAGAAACTAAACACATTAGAAGCACTTTGGTCATGAGTTTTTTAAAAGATATAGTCAAGGAGATTGACAATGAATACGCTGCTGTCGTTAGTGATGGTGTCGCTGCTGGTGACACAAGTGGTTATATCGACACAGGTTCGTACATCTTTAACGGACTTGTCAGCGGATCTATCAACAAAGGGGTTCCAGGAAACAAAATCACTGCTATTGCAGGTGAATCAAGCACAGGTAAAACGTTTTTCTGTCTTGGTATTGTACGTCACTTCCTCGAATCTAATCCTGATGGCGGGGTTATTTATTTTGAGTCTGAAAGTGCGATAAGTAAAGACCTGATTGAGACTAGAGGTATAGACTCCAGTCGTATGATACTGGTACCAGTTAATACTGTCCAAGAGTTTAGGACACAAGCAATCAAAGTGCTTGACAAGTATATGTCAGAGAAGAATCAACCACCTATGATGATGGTACTTGATTCACTTGGTATGCTATCCACTTCTAAGGAGATGGAAGACAGTGAAGCAGGTAAAGAAACAAGAGATATGACAAGGGCACAGGTAGTTAAAGCTATCTTCCGTGTGCTAACCCTGAAGTTAGGTAAGGCAAATGTTCCACTAATAGTTACCAACCATACATATGATGTGGTGGGTGCATATATGCCCACTAAAGAGATGGGTGGAGGATCAGGTCTTAAGTATGCTGCTTCTAATATCATCTACCTTAGCAAGTCTAAGGAGAAGGACGGTAAGGAGGTAGTAGGTAATATCATTAGGGCTAAACTTGCTAAGTCAAGGTTAGCGAAAGAGAATTCTCAGGTGTCGGTTCGCTTATATTATGACCAACGTGGGTTGGATCGTTACTATGGTCTGTTAGAATTGGGAGAGAAGTATGGAGTCTTCGAACGAAAGGGTAATAGAATTGTCATTGGAAATGATTCTGTATATCCATCGGTTGTATATAAAGACCCCGAAAAATATATCACCCCCGAAATACTACAAGCACTAGATGAGTGTGCATCAAAAGAGTTTTCCTATGGATCTTAAAGACTACATCGTCACCTATGATGACGTGCTTGACGAAAATGTATGCAAGAATGCTATTGAGTTTTTCAATGAGACACCAGGAGACATCACCAGATATGATGCTGAGATGTGTGGGTTCTCATCTGTTAACTTAACAGAGCAGTGTGAAGTCAAGAAGAATACCAAGTGGGATCCTGTTAACCAGGCGATCATACTAGCAATCAAGGGATGTGGCGAAAGGTACATCAAAGACATTGATTGTGAGAGGTATTGGCCCAGACAGAACGCACTTGAGCAAGTCAAGATCAATAAGTATCAACACAAGACAGCGGATAGGTTTGATCGTCACATTGATGTGGGTGATCACAACTCTGCAAGGAGGTTCCTTACCTATGTCATCTACTTGAATACTATTGAAGATGGTGGTGCAACATATTTCAATGACATTGACGTTGAAATACCTGCGAAGTGTGGTAGAGTATTGATGTTCCCTTCTACGTGGACATACCCACATACCTACTGTGCTCCTAAAGAGCAGGACAAGTATGCAGTCTCCACCTATCTACACTATACATGACCTTAAAGATTGAAGAGATCACTCTTAGTAAACTAATCTTAAACGACACGTATACTAGGAAGGTCTTACCATTTATTAAAGATGAATACTTTGACACGTCCTCACATAAGATACTCTTCAGTACCTTGTCTGAGTATGTTAATAAGTTTGAAACCACACCCGAACCTAACGCCCTAAAGATAGAAGTAGAGAAACGTCGGGACATCTCCGAGGAAATATACAAGGAGGTTGAGCAGTTTCTTAATAATTTAGATAGGGATCAATATAACGAGGACTGGTTAATCGAGACCACTGAGAAGTGGTGCAAAGAAAGAGCAATTTACCTTGCTCTAATGGAGTCTGTCAAGATTGCTGACGGACAAGACAAAACACGTACGAAAGATGCTATTCCGTCTATCATGTCGGAAGCTATTGGCGTGTGTTTTGATGATCATGTTGGACACGATTACATCCTAGATTCTGATGACAGATATGACTTCTATCACAAGAAGGAAGAGAAGATACCGTTTGATATCGAGTATCTTAACAAGATTACCAAAGGTGGTCTCCCTAATAAAACTCTTAATATCGCACTCGCTGGTACAGGTGTCGGGAAAAGCCTATTCATGTGCCATTGCGCTAGCTCCGTCTTGCTCCAAGGACGGAACGTATTATATATTACAATGGAAATGGCAGAGGAGAAAATTGCTGAACGAATTGATGCCAACCTCT